CAGTATCGCGTCGCTCTCTGGGATTACCGGCGGAAAAAATCCGCTCCGTATACCGTGAAAGCGGCATCATACCGGGAGAACAGACCGCCACCAGCATACTGAAGCAGCGCACAAAAAATATTGCGCTACCGCCTCACACCCACCAGCAACAGAACCCACCACAGGAAAAGACGGTGGTCAGCATTGCCGTTGATCCGGAGTCTCCGGAATCCTTCATGAAACGACCTAAACGTCGCCGCTGGGTAAATGAGAAATACACACGCTGGGTAAAGACACAGCCGTGTGCGTGTTGTGGTAAGCCAGCGGACGATCCTCATCATCTGATTGGTCATGGTCAGGGTGGAATGGGTACAAAAGCGCATGACCTTTTTGTGTTGCCTTTGTGCAGAAAACACCATGACGAACTGCATGCGGATACCGTGGCATTTGAAGAGAAGTATGGTTCCCAACTGGAGCTGATATTTCGTTTTATCGATCGCGCACTGGCGATTGGTGTGCTGTCCTGATTTTTGTGGAGAAAGTTGATGCGTGATATTCAGATGGTTCTTGAACGCTGGGGGGCATGGGCGGCAAGTGGTAACACCGGGGTGGACTATTCTCCGATCGCTGCCGGATTCAAAGGCCTTTTACCATCTACCACTAAACCACGTCCAGCCTGCTGCGATGATGACGGACTTATCATTGAAAACTGTCTTGCACGTCTGAAGCAGAAAAAACCTGAGGAGTATTCGCTTCTCATTGCTCATTATTTGTTGCGAATATCAAAAAGACAGATAGCCAGGACGAGAAAGAAAAGCGAAAAAGCAATACGAATTGAGATGCAGATAGCCGAAGGGTTTATTGACGGATGTTTGTCTGTGCTGGGGGTAAGACTGGAGATGGACGACTGGCTGCTAAAAAAGTAAAAAATGATTAGTGCGGTCCGCAAAAAGTATGTCAGTATGTTAAGAGTGGTTACTTTGCCACACAGCTTAAACCCGCCGCGAGCGGGTTTTTTTATGGCTGAAATCGGTCCTGTACAGTAAACGCGCTGGTGGCGGTGAATACCGGTCTTTCAGCTTGCTGGCTTTTTTGACAAGAGTTATTGGTGTGTCACGTTAACCGGAAAAGGGAAAAAGACATGCTGAAACAGCAGGATATGACCGAAACCGCCAGAGTGGTGTTTAATGAATTAAGCGTCACCGAACCGGCGACAGTCGGGGAGATTGCACAGAATACTTACCTTTCACGCGAATGCTGTCAGTTAATACTGACCCAGCTTGTTATGGCGGGTCTGGCAGACTATCAGTTCGGTTGTTACAGACGCCTTCAGTCCTGAAGGCTTTTTTATTTGTGGTAAATGGGCGGCTGGTGGGTGTTAGGGCACTCACCAGCCATCTGCTCATGCGTTGGGGTCACAAGCAAACCTCAGGCCCATCTGCTTTGCGCAAAAGCAGAATGAGCCTATCAGAGAAGTGCTTATTGATCTATGGCTAATACTGTAAAAATATCCAGTTGTGAGTTAATCAACGCTGATTGCCTGGAATTTATCCAGACCTTACCGGAAAACTCTGTCGATCTGATAGTCACAGACCCGCCATACTTTAAAGTGAAGCCTGAGGGCTGGGATAACCAGTGGAAGGGCGACGATGATTACCTGAAGTGGCTGGACCAGTGTCTGGCGCAGTTCTGGCGGGTGCTGAAACCTGCCGGAAGTCTTTACCTGTTCTGTGGCCATCGCCTGGCATCTGACATTGAAATCATGATGCGTGAACGCTTCAGTGTGCTGAACCATATTATCTGGGCGAAGCCGTCCGGACGCTGGAACGGGTGCAACAAGGAAAGCCTGAGGGCGTATTTCCCCGCCACAGAGCGCATTCTGTTCGCGGAACATTATCAGGGGCCGTATCGTCCGAAAGATGCCGGGTATGAGGCGAAGGGCAGGGCACTGAAACAGCATGTGATGGCTCCGCTGATTGCTTACTTTCGTGATGCGCGCGCTGCCCTGGGGATAACGGCAAAACAGATAGTGGATGCCACAGGAAAGAAAAACATGGTGTCGCACTGGTTCAGTGCCAGTCAGTGGCAGCTGCCGGACGAAAGTGATTATCTGAAATTACAGGCGCTGTTTGCCCGGGTGGCAGAAGAGAAGCATCAGCGGGGTGAACTGGAAAAGCCCCACCACCAGCTGCTGGAGACGTATACTTCACTGAACCGGCAGTATGCGGAACTGCAGAGTGAATATAAGCATCTGCGGCGGTATTTTGGCGTGACGGCGCAGGTGCCGTACACGGATGTGTGGACGCATAAACCGGTGCAGTACTATCCCGGGAAACATCCGTGCGAAAAACCGGCAGAAATGCTGCAGCAGATAATCAGCGCGAGCAGTCGTCCGGGTGACCTGGTTGCAGATTTTTTCATGGGGTCGGGTTCGACAGTCAAAGCCGCGATGGCGCTGGGGCGTCGTGCAACTGGCGTTGAGCTGGAGACTGAACGTTTTGAGCAGACGGTCAGGGAAGTACAGGATTTAGTCAGTCAGAACGGATGATATTGCAGAATTAACCGGGTATCAGGTACGCCCCGAAAATTTTAAATGTCTCACAATTCAGACGGTTGACAGTTGTCTGGTTTGCGGGGAGTTTGTTAAAAGAAACTGGCATGGTGAATCCCCCTGAGCGGAGGGGCATATCAGCGCAGGTGTTTCTACTCTATCCTTTCTGTGCGGGTTCAGGTGCTGATACTGAACTCACCGGGAGGCACCCGGCACCATGCATATGGTTAACAGACACGTAGCGAAGCCCCTCTCCGGAGGGGCTTTTTTTATGGGCAAAAAAAGCCCGCGCTGGGAGACGCGGGCGGCAAGGAATAAACAACAAAACGTGAAGTAATATTTCAGCTGGCGAATAATACCCCATGGTAATCACTCTGCGCAACTGCGCGGCCTTTTTCGAATTGCGGGCTGTAAGTCTCCCTTCTGCCATTGTCCTGTAACTTCCGGACTTCAGCCCGCTCTTTATCTGATTCAGTACACTATCCCGGCCGGGAGGATTCATGACATTTAAACATTACGATGTGGTCAGGGCGGCATCGCCGTCAGACCTTGCTGATGCACTTGCGCAAAAAATTCGTGAAGGATGGCAACCATACGGTGGGCCGTTTTCTTCGTATACGGATGATGGCGCAGCACTTATTCAGGCGATTGTCGCAGAAGGTGATGTGAGCACACCTGTTGTGGTGAAGCCGACAGGTGGAGAAGGTGCAGTAATCAGTGCCACCAGAGACCCGGAGTATTACTTTATTGTGGTTCTGGCGGGGCAGTCAAACAGCATGGCATATGGTGAAGGCCTTCCGCTGCCGGAGACATATGACCGTCCGGACCCGCGTATTAAGCAGCTGGCGCGCCGCAGTACGGTGACACCGGGCGGTGTCGCCTGTAAATATAACGACATCATTCCGGCGGACCATTGTCTGCATGATGTGCAGGACATGAGCCGCCTTAACCATCCGAAAGCGGACCTGTCAAAGGGGCAGTACGGAACCGTGGGGCAGGGGCTGCATATCGCCAAAAAATTGCTGCCGTTTATACCGGCGAATGCGGGCATTCTGCTGGTTCCGTGCTGTCGTGGTGGTTCAGCGTTCACCACCGGAGCTGATGGCGCATACAGTGACGCGAGTGGTGCTTCGGAGAATTCAACCCGCTGGGGTGTGGACAAGCCGCTGTATAAGGACCTTATCGGTCGAACAAAAGCAGCACTGAAGAAGAACCCGAAAAATGTGCTGTTTGCCGTGGTGTGGATGCAGGGGGAATTTGATTTTGGCGGTACGCCGGCAAATCACGCAGCACAGTTTGGTGCGCTGGTTGATAAATTCCGTGCAGACCTGGCGGATATGGCAGGTCAGTGCGTCGGTGGCTCTGCTGACGGTGTTCCCTGGATATGCGGGGACACGACGTATTTCTGGAAGCAGAAGAACGAAGCCACCTACCAGACGGTGTACGGCAGCTACAAAAACAAAACGGAAAAGAATATCCATTTCGTACCGTTCATGACCGATGAGAACGGGGTGAATGTGCCGACGAACAAACCGGAAGAAGACCCGGACATTCCGGGTATCGGATATTACGGTTCGAAATGGCGTGACAGCTCAGCCACCTGGACGTCACAGGACAGGGCGAGCCATTTCAGCGCCTGGGCACGCCGTGGGATTATTTCCGACCGTCTGGCAACGGCGATTTTGCGCCATGCGGGAAGAGTGGCGCTAAACGCGGGGGCATCATCGACAGTATCAGAGGTGCGCCCTTCATCGCCTTCCGGTGCAGAAGCCACAGGCGTCACAACACTGCTCTCTTACCTTGCCAGCGAGTCAGAGGGAAGCCTGAAAGTACAGGGATGGTCAGCCAGTGGCGGCAGGGCAGAAGTGGTCAGCGATGCGGAGGGAACCGGAGGTAAGGCAGTGAAGCTGACCAAGGAGGCCGGTAAAAGCAGCTGGGTGCTGGAGTACGCCGCGGGCAACGGTGCGGCTCTGTTACAGAAA